AGTAGGATTTCTCGTAAGGTAAAAGATTATATCTGTAACCATCCTCATTTATGTCTGATGGTGATTTATATGGATAGACACTTTGGATAATTGGGTTCGATTCATCTATTGAAGTAATAGGTACAAAGATTGCTACCCTGGCGTTTGGAATTCCGAGTCCATTGTTTGCAGTAACTCTTCCTACAACAACACCATAGTCGGCACACGTTCTTGTGTAGATATCGTCTAAACTTATTGAGAGCGATAAAATTTCCAAGAATTCGTATTCTTGGTCGAGTTGAATGTTGATTGACTTATTAACCCCTACTTCTGTTCTTATCCTATATGAATCACCCATCAAGTTCTTTAGTTATAAATAGTTTATTGGGTTTTTTTCAAAAACACAACTTACTTGAAGTATAACTCATTAATGAAAAAACTAAATTAGTTACGTCATTGTAACTGATTGGAAATTCTTGACTGAAACTCTAATGTCTTTACCTGGATATCTTATCTGATAAACTTGTGAAGGTTGTGCAAAAATTGTGTCGTCCACCGCACCAATTTTTTTGGTGACAGGGTCTGAATATTCCATTGAAGTTTCAAAAGAGGAATATTGTCCTCCAACCTCATTAAAAACTTCCAAGTTTGTAACAGTTAAAACTCCGTTTTGATTTTGAATCAAACTTTGTAATTCTGAAAGATATATGTTTTGACCTAATTGTCTTACTTGTGGGTCGAAATAATTTGATACTACATCAATTACAGCAGAAATCACTTGACCTGAATTTTGTGCCGTGTCAAGAACAATCGAAATATCAACACTAACATCAATTACCTCCGCTGTGAAAATTGAAATATAGTCATTCATCATTCTGTAGTTAGAAAGATAATTGGCAATATTCTGTTTCAAAGTGTTAGAAACTATACTTGTAAGTTTACCTGAAGTATCATAAGATAGAATTTGAATCAAAATCTTATTATCATTTTCAGTTATTGATACCTTTGCTGGCGCCCCAAATTGAGCCGGCATATTTCTTATAATAGATTCATAATCTTGGACTGTTACGGCTCTCTTTTGTGCCGAAAAGTTGAATGTAACGTAATTTCTGACCTCCTCTAATGAAGGTACTCCCGCACCACCAATAGCGGCAGTAACGTTGTTACATCTCAAAGAGTTTACCACTGATGAGTTTGTAGATTCTGAAGGTCCATTCACAAAGAAACTTACAGTACCAATTTGATTAATTACGTTTGTACCCAAGTTTGAACTCAAACCACCACCAACCCTATACTGAATGAAAAGTGTGGAGTTTGGACTCAAGGTATTACCCAAAGATACGTTGTTACTATATTTTTGGATATCCATTGTCAAACCCAATGTAGTAAATTCATCCAAAGCATCTTGAGCTGTGTTTGTTCCACCTCCAAAAGTCATTTTTTTAAAACCTTCAGCAGTATATTCTGAAATAAATCTATTACTTGTTTGGATATATCTTCCAACTTTGATACCAGGTTGGTCTGATACTTTGGTTGGGTCTTCAACAAAAATTCTATCTTCGGCTAAGGCATCAACTTCATACCATCTATTTTCAAGACCCAAGAATTCTGCAGTTGTTGGTACATTAGAATAATCAGTTCCGTCTTTTAGTAATACACTTGTTATACCTAAAACATTTTTTTCAGGTAGAAAAAGTTCGTAGAACGGTCTAACATCACTTGGTGTAACAACTTTTTTGAATACTTTGGTAATACCGTTCACAACAAGTTCTCTCTTTGTGATTGTATAATTTAAGAGAACTCCGTTTGCGTTGAAGTTCGGTATTTTTAGTCTGTTTGGAAATCCTTGAGCATTGTAAGGTGAAGCAAAATCTATATCGTAAACGTTCTCAAAAACCAAACCCGCACCAACTACTTGAGAACCTCTCAATAGTTGTCCAAGATATCTTTCATCTTCTTTGTCTCCGAAAGCAGGAACTGTGATTGAAAAATCAACGAGTGCTGTTGATGGTCTCTGACCAGGAAGTTTAAGACCGTAGGTTCTAGCAATATTGTAAATTGATGACCTTTGTTGTGCATATTGTAGAACGGTCTCCTGAATACTTCTATCAATATGATAGTGTAAGTTATCAGCGACCGCAGCATTCAAATCCAAAAATACCGAGAATACTGAAGCATCGTTGAAATCTTGAATTAGTTCAGGATAATAAGTTCTGACATAATTTAACAAGTCAGTTCTTATGGCTTGGAAATCACGGGACGTGTATGATATTTTACGATTTGCCATCTAATTTAAATATTGATTATAACAAAATCACTCTGTGCAAATGTTTGTCCATTCGTAGAATAATCAAGTCTTATTTTTGCTGTGTATTCTGAAGTACCTTTACCTGGCGCTCTGTAAATAGATGACTCACTTGTACCTACAAAATTTTGTCCTGTAGCAATGTCAACTTCCTCTTGTGGGTCAGCAGGTTCTATTGTTAAACTGTTTACCAACAGATTCGGCATGAATTGTTCAATTGAATCTCTTATGTCTGCCTCAATCGCATCAAATGTCAAACCATCAAAAGGTTCGAACAAAAACTCGTATATTCTTGTTCCAAATTGAGGTAGATAATACCTTGAACCTTTACGTGTTAACAACAGGTGAATCAAGTCAGATTTTATTTGGTTTTTTTCTAACTCTGTGAGTTCAAGATAATCACCCCTTTTAGAATCTCTAAAAGGGAAATTTAAACCATATGTAATACCATCTGCCATTAAACATAAATATAGATGGTTTATTTTTTTATTAAAGTTGAACCTCTATGATGTTTCGGTTCGAAGGGACAATGTTTACATCCTGAACCACAACAATATCCTCGTTGTTTGTGATATTCTTCTGTGAAAACTATCTTATTACCAACTTCATAAAAATGAGAAGGGTCAAGTTTTTTAGGCTTGACCCTTTTGTCTGAATTATTTTCCATAGGTTAAACTAATACACAAGCCCCTCCAGCACATGCTAACTCACCACTCAAATCAGTATTGTCGTCTGACTCAACTATTTTAGATAAATCAACATCCTTTAAAGTTGCCATAAGTTCTTCATACTTTTCTTTTGTACAATCTTCGAAAGGTGCTTGAATGTATGTTCCACCGTCATAAGGTAGAACTGAAAGTCCGTTATAATATTCTTTGTTTTCCCACATCCACTCTCCAACTGCCGGCCATTCGTGTTCACGAATTGAAATAGTTGCAGATACGTTGTGAGCGTTTGAACCACTTCTGTGACCTGGTTTAATCCACTCCTGTTGTACTTTTTTAACTCTCTCAAGAAGTTGAATTGGTGATTCGTTTCTTAAAATTGAGCCTTCAGGTGATTTTTGTGGTATACCGATTACAGCCGTATCATGTGGTCTGAAGTATTCATCTTCAACAAGTTCAGGGTGATTATCTTTTAAGTAAGTGTAGATAGATTCGTTTTTACCTACTCTCACTCTTCTGATATAGTAGTCGTTGTGCCATGCGTGAATTCCTGATGAAGTTCCAAGAGTCAATGAAGTTGTTCCTGCTGGTTTTACTGTAGTTGTTCTAGCTGCAGGATTGATACCAATCAAATCAGCAACTCTTTTGTTTTCTTCTTTTACAACCTTTCCAGCAGCTTTCATATTGAGCCCCAAAACTGCACCTGAACCAATACCTGTCATAGAGATACCAATCAAAGCATCCTTCTCTGTGGTTCTTTGCCAAATAGGTCTCAAGTAATGGAAATCAGTATAACCTGCTTGAAGTGTTCCAATAAAGGTTGCAGCTTTAACTCTATCTTCATAATCTTCCTGAGAAACAACATTTGATACGTTTACCTCTGTAAGGTTGCAAAATTGAAAAGGTCGAAGTGCAATTTCACAACAAGGGTTTGTGCCCCAATCTTTATCGTTACTTAAATAAATTCCAGGTTCACCAGCACCGCTAGCTTCAATTCTTTTCCAAAGGTCCATGAAATAGTCCTTTGTAATTTTGTGTCTCATAAGAACAGCAGAGTTGTTAGCTCTTCCTCTTTGTGGATTGTGTTCCCACCAAGAACCACTTTTACAACCAATCATCTCTTCATCTGTTGCTGAGAACAGAGAAATAAGGGCCGCTCTTCTTATACCACCAGCAAGAACCGCGTCAGCGATATGACAAACCATATCGTGAACCTCGATTGGTCTTAACTTGTCACCATCTTCTTTCGAATCCAAGATACCCTCTAATTTAATCAAACACTCTTTAAGTGGTTGAGGACCAGGAGCTTTACCACCTGATGTAAC